GAGGTGCGTTCCGACCGTAGGACGGGCATCCGAGGATCACTCTCTCGCATGAAGTTGTTGTCGATACTGTCCATCTGCTGACGAGTCTGGTTCTGATAGTATTCTGCACGTTGCCGTGAGAGTTCAGCCGGAATCTTGCAGAGAAGTAGACCACCAACTTCGACATTACCTTTGAACCGGCTTCCCGCATCAGCCTCGATCATGAGTTCGGGATGGTCTTCAGCGCGAACGGGCACATACCCTTCACGAAATTGCCGGCTGACATTGGTGTTGTCTGGCGAGTTAGCCATAGAGGTGCGAATCCAGCGGTATACATACCCTGGTTCGGGGACCGGGTCGGGGAGAATAGCGGGGGGCTTCCACGACGCGGGGGCAACTTGCGCGGCTCGAACGTCGAGCGTGCGGGGGACGCGGTCTTGGCGCTCAGTTTGGTCCGACGGTTCCGTTTGGTCCAGTCGGCGTGAGCGTTGTTCAGGGCGGTCAGAAATGGGTGCTACCTTCACAACTGTGCAGCATATTGTTCTAGGGTAAGCCCCAGCCGACGGGCGATACTCTGCTGGCTTGCGGTAAGATGCACTTTGCGGGCAGTGCGGGGGCTACGTGTTGCCGCTGCTACTACCGATACCGGGCGTCTCGTCACATCACTTGCCGAGGCGCTTGTTTTGAAGCCAGCATACCGCGGGAACGTCCTGCGAACGGCGGCGTCAATTTCAGCGTAGTATTCCGAGGATCGAGGGTCAAGATTTTTCTTGTTAATGAGAATGTCGCTGATCCCGAAGGCATAGGCAGTCATCTCTGCCTCTTCATCCCCTTCTGCTTGGAACCATTTGTTCTTGTCATACCACTCAACCGCGATCTTGTCGGGGACCACCTCCGCCGCGGTCTGTTGCCGCACCTCCGGCATCGGCGTCTCAACCACAGGCTGCGGAACATACTCCGCGTAGCGCGTATGCTCAGCTACGCGGCGCTGCATCTGCTCCTGCATCTCCAGGAACCGATCTGTGTCGCCGCTCTCAAACGCCTCCTTGGCGTCTCGCTTCAGCCCGGCGATCTGTTCTTCAGACCGAAATTTGGCGGTGGTCACCAGCGCGGTTTCGTTGTGGGCGCTGTAGTGCTTGAGCCGGTTGTTCTCGGCGATAAGCCCCGCAGCGTAGTTAACCGCGGCTTCGCGTTCGCGGACCGCTGTCTCTTTCGCGCGCCGCTCAGAGTTCGCCTTGAAGCTCAGATCCTTGATGCGCTTCTGAACATCCGTCTTGTATTGCGAGATTTCCGACGGCGCGACCGTGATATCATCGTCACTGTCGGTGCTATCCGGCGCGACGAACCGCGCGCGGTCTGCCTCGGGAACATCATCGACAATCGTGATCTCTACGCCGCCGTCATCGTCGTCGTCCATCTGGACCGCTACTGACTCGCTCATACCCGTTGCACTCCTCTGGGATCTTCAACGACGGCTTCCACGGTGTCGTCGTTGATGAGGCGGAACTCCTTGCCGTGAATCTTGATCCGGGTGCCGGAGTAGGCGCGGAACAGCACCCAATCGCCTTCCTTGCGCCAAGGACCATCCGGGAACCGCTTCTCGTCTTTATACGCGAGGGTCCCCAGCTTCAAGACGAAGCCTACCATCGAGGCCGTTTGTTCGGCCTCTCGAACGGCGCCGGGGATGTAGATACCCCCCGCCGTCGTTTCTTCCAATTCAGGAAGCGTGATCAGTAGCTTATACCCTTTCGGAGCAGGAAGCTGGGTGGCGGTTTTAGCTTTGGGGGCCACGTATGGCTTTATGTCTAGGGACGCTAGCATAGGTTGTATTCTCCGTGCGCGCCTTGAGGGTGACGCGGCCCTTGCGGCCGATATGGCCGATAGCTTAGGCGGTCTTCTCGACACGCTCGATCAGGTCCAACAGCTCTCGTTCGGCCAGGGCAAGACCTTCGATGACGCCGCACTGGTGCCGATACTCGGGGTAGTCAACCGCGCCGCCGCCTGCGATATGGTCCGCACGCTCGTTCAGCGCAGTGCGGATATTGGACCGCAAGAGGCTCAACACGCCGCCTTCGATGGAGTCCAACACCATTTACACAGCCCCCTCTGTGGGCGGCAGGGACGGCGCCGCCTGCGAGGCCGGAGTCTGATCACCTTGCATGGCCATCTTCAAGAGCATCTCCGCCGCCTGTAGCTTCCGATCTGCGTCCCCGGCGTCTTGCGCAGACTGCTTCTCGCCGAGCGATGCCATGGCGGCTACTTGAGACTGGGTCTGCGTGGCCTGCGCCAGGTCCTGCGCGGACTGCTTCTCCCCGAGCGACGCCGCCGCGGCCACGCTATCCAGCGTTCGCTTAACCTGCGCCGCCTCCCGCGCCATCGTATTCTCCTCGTTCTGCGCCTGCGCCTTGAACATCAACGCTGCGCGCGCCGTGCGTTCTTGCGACGCGATGCGCTCCTGCTCCACGGCCAACTGCTGCATACGTAGCTGCACGTCCGCATCTGCCGTCTTGTTCTTCAGCATCAACTCGTCGCGCTTGATCTGTAGCTCGGCCTGCTGCGCCTGCGCGAGGGGGTCCTGCGCCTGCTGCTGCTGCGCCATCTGCTGCGCCTCGGCCTGGTCCTTCTGCAGCAGCTTGACCGCGGCCAAAGCCGAGAGCCGAGAGACATCCACCTCAACATCCTCGGGCAGTTGCTCGCCTTCTGCCGGCAAGGTGACGCCGAGCTGCAACTCAATCTCGCGCCGATACTGGAACGCGACATGCTCGTTCATGTGCGCGGAGGCCGCCGCCATAATCGCGGATGCCAGGGGAGACTGGCCGACAATCGCTTGGATTTTAGGGTCCTGCATCGCGGTCTGATGAACCTGGATGTGCGCCTTGTGATCCTGATACACGAACGCCTTGACGGGCTTGCCGTTCAAGATCGCCATGTTCTCCGTCACCGGGTCCAGCGGCTTCATCTGGTCCGTGCGTGGGATGATCTTGTCCACACCGCTGATACCCAGAACGCCCAGCATCTGCCGGTGCAGCTCCGGCAGGTCATACATCTGCGGCGCGCCCTGCGCGAGCTGTAGCGCCGCCTGATACTGAACCACCCGCTGCGACAGGCTCGCCGCGTTGGGGTCCGTGACCGGGATCACATCCACGCGCCCGTCGTAGTCCTTCTCCCGTGTCGTGCCGGGGTCCGTATCATAGTCGTAGTCCGTGCCCATGTTGGTCTTGATGATGTCCACCAACAGGTCAAGCTCTTGCTTGAGCGAGGCGTGCAGCCGAGCCTGAACCGCCGACATCACCTTCATCGCGCGCTCCATCAGCGCGAGCGTAGTGCCGACCGGGGCCTGCTGGTTGGCGTCGCCAATCTGAAGATCGGCAATCGACGCGAAGCGCCGCCCCTCCTCCACCATGGTGCCGAGGAGCGCGGCCAGAACCTGCGACGGCTCCTTATACGGCAGGAAGGTGATGGCGTCCTTGATCGCCCCGCTTGGAACGTCAACGTCGCGGAACTCGCCCGGCATCAGCGGCGTGCTGTCGCCCTTGATCCGCAGCCCGCGCGCCTTGAGGCCCGCCGGCAGGTTCGCCAGCGTTCCCGCGTCCACGAGCTGCCGCAGGATGCTGGTCGCGCTCTTGGCGATGCCGCCAACCAAATGGATCAGCCCGAAGGCGTAGAACCCAAAGCCGGGGATGTAGCTATACTGGACGTAGTGGATACGCTTGAGCTTGAGCGGGTCCTCTTCCCTCCAGTTGCGATAGAGCGACAAGACCGTGCCTGACTGCTCATCGATGGTCACGACATACGGCAGCGCCACGCCCGTAGGCTCGCCGTCTTCGTCGCAGTCCTCAAACCCTTCCAGGTCCAGCTCCACGTTGATCTCCAGCAGCGTGTGCCGGTCGTCGTTCTGAACCATGTCCTCGCCGGACAGGTCATCCTTGGCCTGCTGGATCTCCCGCACCGTCATCGTAGGCTCGGGCAGGTCCACGTCCGCATAGAACCCAACGACTTGCAGCTTCCGCACCTCGTTGGGATACTTGCGCATGATGTGCGTGTAGCGCGGGCACGAGATAAGATCGCTGGCCCCGTAGGGCACCACGAAGTCCTCCGCCGGAATATACATCGACACCGGGCGTCCCAGGCTGGGGTCGTAGTAGACCTTCTTGAACGCCGCGCCGGCCAACGGCAGGCTGAACAGCAGCCGCTCATGCTCCGCGCGGAACTCGCTCATGCGGTCCAGCAGGAAATAGTTGAGGTCGTGCGAGACCCGGCGGGCCTGCTGCTCCTTCTCCACCGTGATGCTGCCGATGATCTTGGTCCGCACCGGGCCGCCAGCAGGGAAGGTCTCCATCGTCGCCTGAGACTGAAACCGCACCGCCGCTTCTGCCAGGATCGGGTGGAACACGCCGCACGCGCCCGGCCACGGCGTTGACCGATCCTCAATCTTCAACCCGAGCAGGTCCAACCCCTTCTTGTAGGTCCGCTCCCAGTCTGACCGCGACAGCAGGTCCGTCTTGAAGTCAGCCACCAGCTCATCGCTGATCGAGGCGAGCAGCTTGTCGTCCAGATACTCCGCCAGATTAGAATCAAATACCGGCGCCGGCGTCTCTTCCTCGGCCCCAAACAGCAAGGTCACGCCGCCGCTGCCGTCTTCATCCTCAATAACAACCGCTTCCGGGTTGAGGATTCCGATGCGTAGGCCGGCCTTGCCGTCATCATCCTCGTCGGCCAGGTCTGGCTCGGAGGCCGCAGCGCGGCCCTTGGCGCGGGGAATACCCGACAGCCGCTCACCGCGAACGTCGCCGTATGGGTTCAAAGCCTTAGCTATCGCCACTCACATGCCCTCCGAAGCCGGCTCAATAGTAGGGTTCTACGTGCCGCCGCCGTTCAGGGGCCTTATCGTAGTCGGCGTCATAATCCGAAGCAAGTCTAATAAACCCACCCTGCCGGTAGCGCATCAGCGCCATCACGGTGCTGTCCACCAGATCGTCATGGTCCCCGTTGGGGAACGCCGCGCACGTCTCGATCAGATCGTCCGCCCACTTGGTCTCCGGCGCCCAGATGACCCCACTGGCAAACAAGTCCGTGACGCTGTTCGCGCGCATGATCTTGTCCCCCGAGGCGCGGCTCGGCGTGAACTCCGACACCAGGATGCCCATGTGCCGCATCTCGTGGATCAGCGGCAAGCCCGACGCCTTGGCCTCAACCAGGAACACGTCCGGCTCCCACTCCGTATACACCTCCATCGCGCGCGCCTTGAGCGCGGGGAACTCCAAACGATCCTGGAAGGCGTCCAGCAGGATCAGGTTGGGGACCGTCACGCCGTGGTCGTCCGCCTGCTGAAAGACGCCCCACACCGTGAACGCCGAGTAGTCCGACTTGGTGTTGCGCGTGTAGGCAGTATCCACCGACACCATCACCAGCTCCACCTCCGGCGGCTTCTTGTGCTCCCAACGGCGCCACCACTCCCTCTTGAGGATCGCACCATCCTCACTGGTAGGCAACTGCTGATACTGCGCGTTCCACTTGGCCACCGGCAGCTCAGCCTTCAGCGCGTGCAGCGACTCCAGCGACCAATACTCCGGCCAGAGCGGCTTGCCGCTCGGCAGGATCGCCGGTAGCTCGATCACCTCCCACTCCGACGTGCCATCCCGATCCGTGCTGCTCTGTAGCAACCGCCCCGTTAGGTCTCGCTTTCCCCAACGAGTCATTACGATTACGATACTAGCATCAGGCTGAAGGCGCTGCCGCGGCCCGGACGTATACCACTCGAACGCCTTGTCATATATGCTATGATCATGCGCGGCGGCGATGGCCTGCTGTTCCGTGTGCGGGTCATCAATAATGAACAGGTCCGCGCCCTTACCGGCGATAGCGCCGCCCACACCTACCGCGAAATACTCACCACCCACGTTCGTGGACCAGCGCCCCGCCGCCTTGCTGTCCGATTGCAGCGTTACGCCGTCAAAAACCTTCTGGAAGTCCTCGCTGGCCAGCAAGTTGCGGGTGTTGCGCCCAAAGTTGACCGACAACTCCGCGGTATGCGTGGCCTGGATGATCTTTTTATCTGGAAACTTTCCTAGAAACCAGGCCGGCAGCAAATAAGACGCGAACATGCTCTTAGTATGACGCGGCGGCATGTTAATAATGAGACGTTTGCACAAACCTTGAGATACACGGTCAAAAGCCTCGGCCATAATCTTGTGATGCTCGCCGTGGATGAAGCCCGGCCACATTTTATAGACAAAAGAAAGAAAATGCTTCTGAGCCTTCGCCTTATCCTGCGCAACTTCTAGCGTCCCCAGCATTTCCAGGATGTTTGCCTGCTCTGCTGGCGGCAACAGCCGTATTTTGGGTAGTAGCGCCGCTAAATCCATGGTTTTGCGCGTCCTATAGGACCGTTTGGGGGCTAGTTGCTGAAAAAAGCCCGCCTGCCGGGGTAATCCGCGCAGCAGACGGGTCAGTTTCAGGTTACCGAGCGGGGAGCCGCGCCCGGCGGGGGAGCGTAGCCCGGTGCGGGCGGGAAGGGCAAGCCGTAAATCGCAAATTGATACCCCCCTGGGGGATGGGACCCGTGGAATTAAGACGGGGGTGGGGTGCTGCGGGGCGTTGGCGTGGGTTGGAGGGGGTTTTGAGGGGGCCGGGGGGCTTTTGGGGTGCTACCGTAACAATTATTGAAAAGATTTGGGTGGATTACTCTACCTGCGCCCGCGCCGCGCGCGCGTTCGCGGGGGGTGGCCGGGGTAGGTGGGGGTCCGCCCATGCTCTCCGCAAGGGGGATATGGGCAGCCAGGCAGCCAGGCAGCCAGCCAGCCAGCCAGCCAGCCAGCCAGCCAGCCAGCCAGCCAGCCAATCGGTGTTGCATACCGTATGCAATCCCGCGAAAAGTAATTTTGCAGGATATGTAAATAAAAATTGTTCGTTGCGTATATAGTATTGTAAGATCTGAATTGTGGAAGGGAAGTACCCCAACGCCACATAGGAAAGTACAGTCACATGACAAAAACTCGTAAATCCGCCGCCGTTGTAGCCGTTCCTACAGCACCGGCATTGTCTAACAGTCACACCACCATGCTCAATCTACTTACGTCACTTGCAGACGGGATTGCGTCGAAGGAAGGCACCGTGACCGATTACATCACATCCTGTTTGCCCGGTTTGCGGGAAACCGGGCAAACATTCCACACCGATCCCAGCAAGTGTGAACTCACGAAACATTTCCGCCGCGCACTGAAGGATCGGGTTGCACGGGTTGCAAACTACGTAGAGGGATTGCGCTATACGTTGGAACTGGGCTTGGCCACATATTGCAACAATGTCTCACGGCATAGGGCGGAACTGAAGCGCGCGATGCTCAAGGATGCGCCGGCCGAGCCTGAGGCGGCGGCGGAGGCGGAGGCGGCGGCGGAGGCGGCGGCGGAGGCGGCCGAGCCTGCGGCGGCCACAACGGCGCTGCCGCGCTTGTTCCGCGATATCCTCGCCGAACTGCGGGCGCATGGAACGTATGCGGTGTTCTGCAAAAAAGCTGATGAGAATAAGGATGGTATCGATAATTTAATCCTTGCTCTCATAACCCCGGTTATCGCCAAGCCACGCGCCGGCAAGCGGTTGCTGGCGTTAACCTAGCCTTCCCTCACCACCTATCAACCCGCCACGCGAAAGCGTGGCGGGATTTTTTTTGTTCTGGCCCTGACCCTGCCCGTCTGGCCCTGCCCGTCTGGCCCTGCCCGTCTGGCCCTGCCCGTCTGGCCCTGCCCGTCTGGCCCTGCCCGTCTGGCCCTGCCCGTCTGGCCCTGCCCGTC